AAGCATCCTTGCCTGCTACCAAGACATGCGCGGAAAAAGCTAGGCTCGTGGCATGAACCAACTCCCATTGCGCAAACCGGGCATGTGGCGTTTGGTGGGTGAACCGCTGTCCATGCAACAACATCTCCGCGTGCACAAACAATGCCGACCGCGAGACAGACAGATCCCAAGCGCTCGCGTCTGCGTAGTGTAGCTCAGGCCCGAGCTCGGAGATAGCCCGTCCCAGGCGCTGGATCCCAAGGTCGTGATGGCCAAGACCAGCGGTCAACGCCGACTGCGCACCCTGCTGGAATGACTCCACGTCCGCAGAATTTCGTGCCTTGGATACCCAAGCTTGAACCGTTGCGTCCAAAACCGACGCGTTCCAAATGACGCGATAAGCCCGTCTGAGGTGTTTACGTCGCGAATGCGGTTCCGGCTTGAGAAACGCCTCAAGCGGGTCTCTCAGTCCACGCTGCACCAACTGCTCCGGAGTCCACGTAGCCAAGTCCGGGAAGCTTGCAACTAGCAACATCAAGCGCACGGCTGCTAGCCCCACCAACTTGGCTTGTAGCCTCGGGTCGGTACTCCATGACGATTTCAACGACCCTCCGGGCGTCGTACGTCTGGACCATCCGGCAGACTTGTCCTCAAACTGTGCCAGCACTGATCTCAGTCCAGCCTCATCAGTCCATGGACGCGCGAACAATCCAATCACCGGTGGCTGAAGCAACACATCACGAACTTGTTGCCTCACATCACTCGGTATGGTCAAATCTCCTGGCAGCTGTTCCGCTGCTTGCGCTTCCAGAGATGCTCGCAAAGCCGCGTTGTCATGTGCTGAGGGGCAATACCAGTCCGCTGGCAAGCCCTCCTCAGCAAGCGCTGCACGAACCTCCGGTGGTAGTTCTCGCACCCCTTTCTCTCCGGGCGATTGGAAGGCAGGCAAACGACCTAAAAGGCGGAAGAAAGGTCGCCCAGCACCATCGGGCAACACCACGGCAGGTCCAGGCTCTGGCGAATACGTCGACACGTATCTGCGCATTTCCTCCGCCAAAGGATCGTCCTGGTGGAACAACGCGTCCCATCCAATCTCTCTAGCCCGCAACAACACTGCAGGATCCGCCACTTGCAGCCACCGCTCCACGAGCTCGGTCATGGTGTTCAGCTCCAACCCGCTCTTCGGTGCGGCGCGAACAAGATCGCGCACTTGCTCCAATTCACGAGGCGGATCATCACCCACGGCTTGTGGCCAGTAGCGACGCCCATGTGTCATCGGGTACTCTGCCTGCTCCAGCGTCAAAGGGGGCTGATGGCACTCATCATGTTGAGCCCACGGACCCAAGTCATCGTCATCATCATCATCCGGCTCCACCGCGAGATCACCCCACGCTTTATGGCCTGATGCTGGCCTCCACTCACCAAGAACGGACGGAAGATCACCCTGCGCCTGCTGCTTGTATTGAGGCATGCGTCGTTCAACAAAAGCCTTGAGGCGAGCCATCTCGCGATCTGCCGCCACACGCGCCCCAGCCTCCTCTTCAGGGCCTGACGCGTATATGATGTGCTGCTCAGCGATGCGCACTCGTGTCACCAACGCGTTATACTCGCGCGCA